AGAAAAGGAGCTGGAGCAAAACGAAAAGCGGATGTTGAAAAGGCAAATGAAGTTTTTTTGTCAATGATAAAATCTGTTCACGATGTAGAAACCGATGAAGATGCAAAACAAGAACTTGCAAAAACATTATACAGTTTTGAACGTGGTCAAATGTTTATAGCCGAACATATTTTTGGTAAACCCAAAGAAACTATTGAAAACATCAACATCGATGCTGGAAAACTAACAGATGAAGAAATAAAACGAATAAAAGATAATCTTGAACAATCTTACTAATGAGCAAAAAGTTATAAAAGTATATTGCGAAAACGACTTTTTGTTTTTTACAAGATATATTTATAAAGAAAATCACAATAGAATTTTTACTATTGCAAAACACCATTTAGAAATCGCTAAAAAACTACGGGATGTTGTTGACGGGAAAATAAAAAGACTCGTCATTAACATTCCTCCAAGATATGGAAAAACAGAATTAGCCGTAAAAATGTTTATAGCTTGGACAATGGCTAAGAATCCACAATCTAAATTTATTCATTTGTCTTATTCAAATGAGTTGGCACTAGACAATAGCAGCCAAACAAAAGAGTATATTGAAAGCGATGCTTATCAAAAGTTTTGGCAAAATGAATTAAAACCCGATAGTAAATCTAAATCAAAATGGTTTAATAAAAACGGTGGAGGGGTTTATGCTACTTCCGCTGGTGGTGCTATCACTGGTTTTGGTGCTGGTGTTCCAAATAGCACTGTATTTTCAGGCGCAATTATAATAGATGACCCAATAAAACCAACGGACGCTGAAAGCGACAGGGCAAGGCTTGTTATTAACGAACGTTATAATAACACAATACGAAGCCGTGTTAACGACCGTTCAACTCCTATAATACTGATAATGCAAAGATTACACGAGGAGGACTTGTCGGGTTTTCTTTTAAATGGTGGTTCGGGGGAGGTTTGGGAACACTTAAATCTACCAGCCTTGGACGAAAACAATATACCACTTTGGGAAGAGAAACATACTTTTGAAGAGTTGGAGCAAATTAGACAAGCCAACCGTTATAATTTTGCCGGGCAATATATGCAACAACCCGCACCTAGTGAGGGTGGTGAATGGCGTAAAGATTGGTTTGTTATTAAAGACAAAAACGAGATCCCTTTAAATTCATTAAAGTGGGAATTATTCATTGATGGTGCTTATACCAAAAATACAGCCAATGATCCAAGTGGTTTTCAAATTGGTGCAAAATGGGAAAACAACTATGTGATTTTGACAAGTATTGACAAATATATGGAAATGCCGGAACTACTTAAATTCATTCCATCATTCATAGCGAGTTCAGGAGTTGATGTTAAAATGACCTTAGTTGAACCAAAAGCTTCAGGAAAATCTATCAAACAAATGATATATTCTGAAACAAAACTTAATATTTCAGAAATAAAGACTAATTTTGTGAACCAAAGTAAGATAGAAAATGCTCGAATAGTTGCACCTTACATTGAAAGCGGGCGTGTGATTTTGATAAAAGGAAGTTGGAATGATGCTTTTTTACAGCAAGTCGCTACTTTTCCAAATGCTAAACACGATGAGCATATCGATTTAACTTGCTACGGCGTTGAACGCCACTTATTAAGTGATGGATTCTTCACTTTTTAAATAAAAAAACATTATATTTGTATATCGAAATTCAGGAAGTCGATGCAAAGAAATTAATTTAAAGTTAAGTTAGTACCCGCCTGAATCGGAGAACGCTTAACTTTTTTATATTATGGAAGTTTGGAAAAGTATTGATGGTTATGAGAATTATCAAGTTAGTAATTCAGGAAACGTGAAAAGTTTAAATTATAATAATACTAATAAAGAATTTTTAATGAAATTAAGTATAGATAAAAATGGATATAAAATAGTTTCTTTGAGTAAAAAAAATATAAAAAAGAAAATATACAAAGTTCATAGATTAGTTGCTATTGTTTGGATTGAAAACCCTGAAAATAAACCACAAGTAAACCATATTAACGGTATTAAAGACGATAATAGACTTGAAAATTTAGAGTGGTGTACTTCAAAAGAAAACGTAAATCACGCAGAAAATAATAATTTAAGAAACTCAAAAGGGATTAAAAACACAAAGTCAAAACTTTCAGAAAAAGATGTTATTGAAATACGAAAAATAGGCAAAACAAAAAAGTTAAAAGAAATTTCAAAAGAATATAATATAGGAATGTCTTCTATATCTGAAATTTTATCTAATAAAAAATGGAAGCACATTTGAACGAAATTTAATGAATGATACCTTTTTTACATTTTAATTTATATCTTTGACTAAATTTTAAAATTATGAATAGACTTCAAATGGCTTGGGATGCTTTTAAGAATCCAAATAGAAATTTGTTTAATCAGGCAATTTATAAGTTGGTAGGAGGGGAGACTGCTACTTATAACGCAACTTTAGAAACATTAATTGTCAAAGGTTATGGGAACAATCCAGATGTAAATGCAATCATAAACCAACAAGCGAGTAAGACTACTGCCGTGCCTTATTCGATTAAAAAGATTGAAGACAAAGTCGCAAGAAAAAAGTTAAAAAAGTTCCCGAATAATCCAACGTTTCAACAAAAGTTAGCGATAAAAAAGTTAGAAACGAAAGCATATAGTACCGATAGTGAGTTACCTATGCCTATCGATAGACCAAACCCCAACCAAACTTGGAATGACATCATTTTCTTATACAAAGTCTATTTAAAAGTTTGTGGAAATGTTTATTTTTATAAGCAAACAGTAAGCGAGGGATCGAATGCTGGTAAACCTTTGCAATTGTATATTTTGCCTAGTCATTGGATGCAAATTGTATTAAAACCACAAGCCAATTTATTAAGTATTGAAAATCCGATTGACTATTTTATAATGCAACAAGGAAATCAATTTGTAAAATTCCCTGCGGAACAAATAATTCATATAAAAAGGTCAAATCCTTTTTATGACCAATCAGGGACGCATTTATACGGCCGCAGTGAATTAATGGCAGCCGTTAGAAATATTGCAAGTTCAAATAACGCTATTGACAATAATGCTAAAACGATGCTTAACAGCGGTGTTTATGGTTTCATTCACGCTGGAGATGGCGCAACGGCTTTAACTGCTGAACAAGGCAAAGAATTGAAAGATAGGCTTGTTGAAATGGATAATAATAAATCAAGACTATCAAATATAGCAGGTTCAAGTGCTAAATTAGGATTTACACAAGTCGGATTGAAAACAGACGAATTAAAACCTTTTGATTATTTGAGTTATGACCGTCGAACTTTGGCTAATTGTTTGAATTGGAATGTAGATTTATTAAACGAAGAAAAAAGCGGGTCAGGTTTTGGAGTTGACACAATGAATGAAGCCAGAAAGCGTGTAATTTGCGATAATATCAAACCCGACTTAGATTTATTAGCTGAGTATTTGAATTTAGAATTTATACAAAAATTCAAAGGTTATGAAGATTCTGAAATTATTTGGGATGTTTCCGAATTACCAGAAATGCAAACCGATATGTCAGAGATGGCTAAATGGATTAATACAGTACCTTTGACTTTGAACGAACGTAGGGAAGTGTTCAAGTACGAACCTATTGAAGATGAGACAATGAATGAAGTTTATATTCCAAATGGAATTGTAAATATTAACGATGTAGCAGTAATAGATGATAGTAGTAACGGACAAGTATAGACTAAGGTCGGAGCAATTGGCTAATAGAATTGTACGGAAAAATATCCGTAAATTCATTAGTGATTTACCTTTGAATAACATCACACCTACAACATTTGAATCAGTTGTAATGTCAAATATTACGGAGGAAAAAATTAAGGCAATGTACAGGGAGTTATACTTTGCAGTTGGAAAACCAATTTATCAAACAATTGAAAAAAAGTTAAAAAAAGTTAAGTTTTTTAACGAAAATTTGTTTAATGAGTTGATGGCTTTGTGGCTTCAAAACAATGCTGGTTTAAATATAGTTTCAGTTCACTCTACTTTAATTCAAACTATTTTAGATACAATTACACAAGGTTACGAGCAAAATTTAAGCGTTGCAGACATTAGTAGACTTTTGCAACAACAAGGATTTTATAGAGCACAATCTTTGAGAATTGCACGAACTGAAACTACAACTATAACCAACGCATCAACTGTTATGGCTGGTAACAGTTCAGATTTAGTTTTGGATAAAGTTTGGATTAGTGCGCAAAATATTAGAACTAGAAGACAGCCTAGAGACAAGTTTGACCATTTACATATGAATGGTGTAAAAGTTGGTCAAGAAGAAGATTTTAATGTAAGTGGCGAAATGCTAAGTTACCCGGGAGATATTACCAATAGAGAAGTTCGCACAAGTGCTGGAAATATTATTCAATGCCGCTGCAAGGTTGCATTAGTTGCTAGAGTTGATGCTGATGGATTACCGATTAGAAAATAAATTTAAAACAAGATATAATGAAAAAATTAAAAGTATATTACAAAGGTGAGTTTATTACAGAAATAGAATATGACAGAATAAGGCAAAATGATAATACAAAATGTTGGGAAGTTTTTTCAGACGAAAAACTAACACTTTCTGCTTTTATACCTTTTGATTATTTAATAGTAAAAGAAACTGAAAACTTAACCTTTACTGTTTCTGGTAATGATTTATTAGGTATAATTAATAACAGACCAAACACAATTTCTAAACTATAAAAAATAAATTAACTTTATTTAGATTTATTAAAAATAATATTTATACATTTGTATTATGGAATTTAAAGTACAATCAATCGAGGTTAAAGACTTAGACGAAACAAAAGGTGTCGTTAAGGCATACGCCAATGTTTACAACTTCAAAGATAGCGATGGCGACATTAGCGCATTTGGTAGTTTTGATAAAACAGTAACCGAAAATTTCAAAAGGATTCGTGTATTGAAAGACCACAACCCTACAATGATGATTGGAGTGCCTTTATCAATTGACACAAAAGATAGTTACGGACTTTTGACCACTTCACAATTTAATTTAAACAAATCTTTAGGAAAAGATATGTTTACCGATGTGAAATTGATGCACGAAAGCGGTTTAAATGCTGAATTGTCAATTGGGTATAAAGTTATGCAACGCGACCAAAAGGACAAATCAATTATAAAAGAATATAAGTTGATGGAATATTCATTTTTATCTTCTTGGGGTGCAAATCAATTATCAACAGTACAAGATATTAAATCGATTAAAAGCCATTACGGAAT